ATCGTAAATATAGACGTTATATTTTCCATCCGCAGCGCCAGGAGTTCCATCCGCAAATTCGATTTGACGAATTCTAGCAGTTCCGATTTTGTTTCCGCTTGTTGTCGTGCTTGCGCCCACATTATCAGTTACTGCGTCTTGCGCTTCATCATAAAGATCAATTTGCGTACCATCGATAGGGAATGCACCAAGCATATCGTTGACTTCGATATAATTGCCATATGCAGTGCTGAGAGGCACACTTTCCTTGGTTACAGTATCGATACCTTTTTCATTGATAACATATTCTGTTTGGCGAGTTTCATATTCGTAACCACGAACATACGCCTTACCTGCTTCCAGACCAATCGCAAGAAAATCTGAATTGCCACCATAGTCTGAGATTAACAGACCATTGTTTACGCCTGTATCAAGATGTTCCTTGATCAGAACAGGGAAGGGTCTTACTGTGTAGTTACCAGATTCATCGTATGTGCGACGTGCCATATTGTCACCAAGCACAGAATAGATATCGCTAGTATGAACACGAGTAATTTCACCACCAACAATGTCAGCTACCTGATAATATCCTTCTGGGATAGGTTCTCCGGCAAGAACAAAAATTAGTTCTGTGTCAAGTTTGTAGCGATCTGCGCCAGGAGCAGCAAAGTTATAAGATCCTCTAGCAGGATCTGTTAGTGTATCATCATCTGCAGCATCGATGATTTGTTCCAACAGACCGACACAAACTTTACCAGTAGGGAAGAATGTATATTTTGACAGAACAATTGTTTGTGATGTGTGTTTTACAAAGTTACCGTTGAGATAGATAATACCATCTTCGAGAGTAAATCTTGTACCATAACCAAAGTAGTTATTGGTTGCATCAGCGCTGTCAACTGCAAGATCTGATACTACCCATGGTTCTACAAGTTCGACTTCCTCAAGAGTATCTTTATCTACATAAGTAACAGTTAAAGTTTCTGCTGCAATAAAGTGATTAGTTGTTGTTTCACTATCACCGCCAGTATAGCGAAGATATAGAGTATCGCGATCGCCTCCAGCAGCAGGTTCACCTGCGACAATTACAGCAGTAAGTCCGCTATCACCTTCTAATTTTGCACCAATATATGTTGCTGATGATACGTCTACGCCAGGAGCATCGATAGTAACAAACGAAAGTCTGTTATCGATTTTAGTATCGCAACCACTAACTACTGCACCGTTTTTAAATACGTGATTACCGAATTTGCCGATTTGATCCTGTAGTGCGGTCTGTAATTGCGTAAGTTCTCTCGCCTGAACCGCATATCCAGGTTTAAATAAAATCTTATGATACTTATTGGTATCTTTGTAATCATCCCAATACGGAGCAGCATTTAAATTGAGTGCCATATGTTCCTACTTCTTTAGAAATTAATTTGTGCTCTAATCTTTTCAACCTGATCAGCAGTTCTAATAATCTTTACTCTATTATCAATATAAAGAATTTCGCCGCTCTTGCTATCGATTTCTGGTGGATTCAAATTTAGTACTTGTCCTGCTGAAAAACCTTTAGTCACATTTGTCATAGTATTGCTGACACTTATGCGTGGAATGATTGGTAATAAGTGAATATAATCAACCGTTCCGTTGCCATCAGAGTCTTCTTTCTGCACAACAATAAATCTGCCACCATCATCAGTTTCGATAATATCATCATAATCAAATAAGTTAGGATTATTTATTCCGACAACGTAACAACAATTAGCAGTGTCGGAAGTAACTAGGTCAGATGAATTAAATTTAGTTGGATTAATAACAACACCAAGTTGTCTGAAATCGTTATTCAAGAAACTATCGGAAGTTTCATTTGTCAATGGAACCGTCAACGATAGAGTAGTCGCAAACAATTCCTTCTGGGGATTTGAACCATGCCCCCCGATTGGTGACAGGATTGCTCTGAACCTAGCACCAGTTCCAGGAGAAGATGGGTTGCTGTTAACAACTGTTAGTTCTGCAAAAGAATACCCAGAACCAGGATTTGTGATAGTAACTGCGGTAACAACACCATCAACCAAAGTAAGAACTGCTTCAGCATCTTGACCATCACCTTCAATTACCAAGTAGGCATCACCATCGATATAATCCAGTCCGCCATCAAGAATTTGTATTCTATCGATTGTTCCAGGAGTTGCTGCTGCTTCCACCTTTTCTTGAGGAATACCACCCTCAACATTACCCAATATTGCAGTTGCTGATGCAGGTATCGCTTGTTCGTTGCCGTTTCTAGGAACAAATCGAACATTCGCAAAGGTAAAGGCAGAACCAGGAGCATCTAGAGTAACAGATGAGACAGATCCACCACTTAATGTTGCAGTTGCTCGAGCACCAGAATAACCTACCCCGCCATCAGTTACATTAATTTCAGTAATGGTACCGCCTGCAACAACAGCAGTCGCAGTAGCACCTGTACCACCACCGCCAGAGAGATAAATTTTTGTTCCCTCAAAGGTAAGACTATGAGAAGATCCTGTACCATATGATGTTAGATCTACATAAACTTCATTGTCAAGATTTTCTTCGCTTGTCGCGAGAGAAATTATACCAGCATCAATTACTGCAACATAATATGGTCTAGAATTCGTCAGACCACCAATAGAAGTTCCGCCACCATTGGAATAAACAGCAAGATCTCCATTAGTAAATCCATGCGAGGAAATCAAGATGGTATTTGCAGTCAAGGAAACGCCAGCAGAAGAAGATCCATTAAATGATTTGATATTTTCTTCGCGATAACCAGTACCACCGTTAGTCACAATAACAGATTGAACAACATCTAACTGTGTTTCAGTATCGGTTTCGCAAATAGCAAATGCCTGTGCACCAGATCCTGTTGTGCTATCAATAATAACAGTCGGACATGTTTGACCATCTCCTTGAATGATCACATACGGAGCACCAGTATAACCTGAACCGCCGTTCGTTACCTGAATACGGTCAATGTATCCATTAACATCAAATTGTGGATCGCCCAAACCTGCCATTTTACGAACAGGAATATGCGTAGAAGTCAAAAACTTACTTTGGTCTGCAGACTCTACGCGAAACATGAACTTCCAGATATAACCATCTGAAGTTTCAAATATAACTGTATCAGTTCCTGTTGGTTTAACTACGCTCGGAGAATTATTATTATTCCCGATACATTTATAGACATTAAATTCATCAGTCATTACATAAAATGCAGCAGATGCAAGATTAGTAACACCGCTATGCGCTTCAATTAAAACGTTATTTGCATCTTCTTGACCGTACGCATCGTCGTATTCATCATATACAGTTCCCAGTGCCCAGTTGCGTCTTGTTGCCATCAGGCAAACATCCGCTGCTGTAATGCGCTTAACGAACATCATATTTCTATGCGCAGCGTTGTTGTAGGATCCAGAGTCAATTGGTTGCTCTGGATCCTGCTCATCAACCCAATTCAGGGTTCTAGCGATATAGAAATAGTAAAAATCATTCTCGCTGTAAATATCGCGATAAATGCTTCTTGCTATCTCAGTTCGCCCCTGCGATCTTAGAAGAAGTGGCATATTAAATTACGATACAGTTACCGTCCAAGTGATTGTCATGCTATCTGACGCACCCTTGTTGATTACATCGAACACGGTGCGGCAAAGCATAGTTCCGCTTGTGCTTGCATTGAAAATACCTGCTTCAGTTACAGCGCCTGTTCCTTCGCCAGCATTAAAAGAAGCAACATATTCTACTGCATTGTCAGTAGCAGTACCACCTGAAACTGAAAGACCCTTGCGCGAACCAAGTTGCGAACCAAGTTGAGTGTTTCCAGAAGCAGCAGCAGTATCATCCGCACCAATTGCCATGTGAGTCATGACAGTCGCCGAAGTACCAGTCATGCGGGAAGCAATAAAGTCAAGACCAGTATCAACAACAAGGTTTGTTGTTTCAAAGTCGTGTTTTACTTCACCAGTTGTTTCGTCCTGGACAAGAATGCGCAACTTACCAGTAGCACCTGTTAGTTTTTCTTTAAAATTCATTTGAGTTTACCTTCTTCTAGTTAAAAGTATGTTGCTTGACCAACAAAATCCGAACCAAAATCACCGTCGACATAATCTTGGGTATTAATAATTCCTGAATCAGTGATGCCAAGCAGATCCCCGATTCCTTTATTTATAAGCATTCTCGAACTTTCATCAATTCCAACCAATTCTGTTTTTGGTTCTTCCACTTCAAGAAACAAAATATCGGATATATCCGAATCTTCTGACTTAGATAGTTGTAGAACCTTGTTATAGTAATCAAAGGTTGTTGCAAGTTCGGATTTATTTAATACTGAATTCAATACAGCATTATCTGAAGAACCAATTTCCTCTGACCTTGAAGTATCAAACGAAACTGCTGTTTGTTCTGTTACAGAAACTGAATCAGTTAGAATTTTATTGATAGTAAAACCAAGAGATTCTGCCGTATCTGCATAATCCTGTAGAACCTTACCAATGTCGAAACTATTTATCTGATCGCCAGCATGTTTATAATCGACGAGAACTTTACTGAACGAAACATTAATAGTTTCTTCGCTGTTCCATGCAAATTCAGTGCCGCCATAGTCAGGATTTGCCCAGAAATCTCTTGTAATCCATACAGGATCTTCTGAAAGAACTTTACCGAAGGCAACAAAAGAATCAACAGTCGCAGTTGTTACTTCCGAGAAGTCTCTGAAGTAAGAAACAACTCTATCAAAGGAATCAACGAGCGTTGTAGTATCTTCTTCCGAGTCATAGATTCCAATATCAAATAGGAAGTCTGTATTCTCAGACATTGTTACTGCATCAGAAAGGACTTTATGGAAGTCTACTCTTATAAGATCTGCGCCATCATCATACGCATAGTCTGTACCGGAATAATCTGCTACAGCATAATAAGATATTCCGGTCGAAACACTATCTGTAAGGATTTTGAAGAAGTGAACCTCAACAAGTTGGCCAGTCGTCGCAATATCAACAAAGGTTTCGTGCAGATCTTCGTACTGGACAACCCCAATAAAATCTGTCATGCTAATTGTTTGGGAAATAATCAACTCACCAAACACTGCCATACCTGCAGGGTGTGCAGTTCTCTTTAGAATATCTGTCCAGTAATTCGATGGAACACCAGATCTAATAACATAAGAGTAATTCTGATAATAGTAGTTATCTTGCAGTCGAATGCTGCTGTCTGACAACATACCACGAGAATCTTTAAATCTTCCTGATTTTACTAGAACAGCACCAGTCGTAAACGCAAGAGTTCCAACGCATCCTGTTGGTGATGTTATAGTTGTCTCGAAATATTCTTGCTCGAAGTCAAAACCAGTATTGAAAATTTCAACGGCAACAACGCAACCAGTTTCATCGATAGAAGTTACGCGAACGGATGCTCTATTGTCTCTACCAACAAGACTGTATTGCTGTTCCTGATCAAAATAATATTGTTCTTCGTCAAACTGCGCAGGGTCATATGTCCCATAATCTTCTGGACTTGCATCAATCGCATCAACAATAGTTGGTGTTGGTTCTGCAAGAGGTGGATCAATTACATATGAACCAACGGTACTAAGTTCGTCGATTTGATAAATTTGACCAACTCTAAACCCACAATCACCACCAACACCTTCTCCGTCGCATGAAAGAACTTCGACTGTAGAAAGTTGTCTAATAACATAACCAAATAAAACTTCTGGAATTTCTGGTGTAGTTGTAGTTGCAGGAACAAGTGGTGTAACGATTTTGGTTTTTACTGAATCTGTAGAAAATATAACTTGGTTTGCTTCAGTATATCCTGCGCCACCAGTCAAAACAGTTACGGTATCAATTGCACCATCAACTAGATTTGCTCTGAATACTGCACCCGAACCATCTGTTTCTGGTAATAGAATTGTGGGAGCAGCATAATAACCCGAACCACCGTCAATAACAGTGATGCCAGTAATCTGACCGTCTGTTATTACTGCCTCAGCAATAGCACCAGCACCAGGAACCTTTAATGGCGTGTTCTTTGGGAGAGATACGATTAATTCATAAATCGGTGGTTGCGTATATGCTAGTTTCTTTACATCAGTTACCGTCGCTTCAATAGTTTTAGGGAAAATTTGCGTACCAGTATTTTCATAGTAAACAAGATTGCAAATTGTTCCAGCAAGATCAAACGGATTCGACCCTGTACCTGCTCCAACAATTCTAATAACAACGTCTTCGATCCAAACACCATCAGATGCCTTTAGGATAGATTTCGAAGGATAGAAAAATTCAATACTTTCGTCATATAAAATCTTAAACAGAAGTTCCATAGAATCTTCTGCACCCTTCGCATCGTAAAAATCTCTAATTAGTTTTACGAGTCTGCGTTGGTTAACAAGAACTGTGCGAGGAATGTCGATTGCATACTGTCTTCTAAATTGCTCAACAAACTCATTCAGAGTTTTGTCGACATCAGAGAAGTCTTTTGCATTTAATAACGTATTATTAACTTGTCCAGTCTGATCAAGAAACCGATAATATCCCTCGAGGAATGTTACGAATCCTTGAAATTCATTTTGAACAAACTCGGGAAGTTGTTCCTGAATAAGATATTCTAATTTGTTCTTGTAATCAATGTCGCCAATGATTGCCGATACAACTGCGCCTGAACCTGTAGAATCTTCGATTTCAACAGTAGGAACTTCTGTAAATTCAGAACCTTGATTTAGAATGGTAATTGCTGTAATTACACCATCAGTAACAATCGCCTCGACGGAAGCATTTTGCCCGCCACCACCTGTGATTGTGATGGTTGGTGCAGTATAATCTGCACCACCACTGGTAATTTTAAATCCAGTAAGAACTTTGGCGTATGATGGAACTGTGCTCATGTCTTATTGTGGATACGCGGAAACTGTTAGACCGACTGGAATATTTGCTTCTACATTAGCACCACTCGTATCAAGTTTCAATAGAGAATTCCTCGAAGCAGTTGGAATAATTGGACCAATACTTTCCATCATCACACCACTACCAGTCGATAGAATCTTAGTGGTAATATCTGCGGTAACATTTTCTGGTTTTACATAAATTCTAAGCGAGGTCGTACCACCAAGAAACTCAATAAAATATGTATTTGGTATTACTATCTTACCCGATGAATAATCAATTGTTCCAACGTTGGTTGAAACTGTAGTATTACTTCCAACTTGTCTGAGATGCAAAGTTCCTGTACCAGAAGGGTCTGCGGGAGTAGTATCTGGAACATCAACCATATAAACATCGTAATATGTTCCGTCTAGATATGTTTTGAAATTACTAGAGAACAAACTAGAAGGTGCAATCTGCTGTGCAAAATTTGGAGTTAATCTATACCCAGTTTGATCGCTGAGGATATTTGAGAATCTCTTATGTAGAATAATATCAATAGAGTTTGTAGTAATAGAATCAGAAGAATCCATAATATCAGAACTGAGTTGCGAGTAATAGAAATCTTTTGCAAGTTTGTTTAGATTTGTTGTGAAGTATGTATTGATTGTATCGCGCACCAACGCTTCAATTTGCGTTGATGTTTGCGTAGTTCTTGTTTCGAGATACTTAACAGTAGAATTAATTCCGATATATGTATACTCGGGATCTACAAATTCTGGTTGGATGGAAACAACACTTCTTGGTCCAATAATACTTCTTGCGATATTATCCTTATCAGTTTCCGTAATTACTTTGTTTGCGATCGGATCTAAACAGATAAAAACTTTTCCATAAATTGGTGGATCATTTGCCTCGCCGCCCCAAACAGTTATAGAATTGATGCCAGGAAAATCTCGTTGGATTAGAGATTTGTAATCTTCTGACGTTACTGCTCTATCCCTTGTCGTATTGAACTTAGGGGCATGGTATTTGATACTATCAATACTTTCTACAGGCGCACCACCATAAGCAGTATCGACAACATCGATCACTTTAGTTTCATTATTATTGATCACATTACCGATAAGTCTGAAACTGCCGATATTGTTTCCATATTCAGCAGCGCCTACAAAATATTCTATTGTGACGATATTTCCATATTCTAATTGTTTTCCAATAATGTTATCTCCGAAAACAACTTGGAACAAACCATCGGTTCCTTCCTCAACCCAAAATGAATTAGTATTTCCGTCGATATTCAGAGCACTACCAGCATAATTAAACGAAGTAACAGTTAGATCTGTTGAAGAGTTCTGAACTGTTACTTTCAATGTAGTAGTATCTACGTCTTTGTTTGGAATTATAAACGGACCAGAAACATTAGTTGTGTCAACAGTAAATGAATTCGCGATTCTATTTCCCTGAATGATTGTAATACCATCAAAGATAAAAGTTTTAATAGATCCTTGTTGACTGGCAATACCTACAGTATAATCTTTATCTGGGGAGAATGCATATTGACCAGACGGGGAATTCTGCGATGATAGTCCATTTCCTGAGAAAACAGTGTTTTTGCTGAGTAGCAGCGTCGAACCACTATAACCGCTCGGAGCAGTAATTGTTAGTGTTACTGTTGCTCTTGCAGAGTGCTGCGAATTCGGAACATATCCCATCGACTTTGCGATAGAAACAACCGAAGAACGCTTCAGTGCACTATCAAGAAACATCTCGTTTGCGAGCATGTGCGCAAGAGTTGCATTGTAATGTGTGTTGTATGCAAGAACATCGAGAAGAACTGCCATTGCAGAACCCTCGAAGTTGTAATCTGCAAATTCAGTCTGTCCTGCTAGATACTGTTTCAGGTTTGCCCTGATTCCAGCAAAGTCCAGTTCTGTGACTCTTAGTTCTGCCATTATCGCAATCTCTTTAAGAATGTTGAATAAGTTACTGGATCTGGTAATCCTACGACATAAAAACGAATAGTAATATCATACTGATTTAGATCATAATTAGGATTCACTTGCACCTGTTCTAATTTGCACCTTGGTTCATAATTTTGGATCATCAGAGATAATTGGGTTTCCATCATATTCGATGTGATCATATCCATTGGTTCGAACAACATCTTATAAATTGGCGAACCAAGTTTATAGTTGAATGGTCTTTCCCCGTTTGCTGTCATTAATAATATACGCAGAGACTGTTTAACAGCATTTACGTCATACTTCTTCGCCACGTCACCTGTTCCTGGGAGTGGAGTAAAAGATAGATCTAGATCTTTGTATATTCTGACTTTTTCCATAACACTTATTTATATTAGATTTTAGAATTTCTTGAACGTCCCAGGAGAAGAAACACGTTTATGATTATACATCGTAAAGTGTTCGTATCTGTTTCCTGATGACTTAAACGATACGTGAATCCAGTGACCACCAGAAGGTAGATATTCTAGGAGCAACTGATCATATGGCACATTCTTCGCGATCCACTGCACAATCTCAAAATACTGCGCCTTAGAATGACCGCTGAATTTCATGTCTACCGCCTGCCCAAGCATATGCTGAGAAGTTTTAGATCCGCCCTCTGGAATATAATCTCTAAATCCTGATGTGAAATACATATCTGGATATTGCTTTTTAATTACATCGAGGCAGTTAACAGCAAGGCATCGCATGTTTGCGATCATATCTGATTTACTAAATCCACCGTAGTCTCTAAGTTTACCCTTGACCATTACGTCCTTCAACGTAAACTTATCAGAAATCTTCATACTATAATTAATACCATTCGAGATATTAATATCAGGTAACTTAGTTCCAGATTTTGTCACATTACATGCGCCAGCAGGAACCTTGTTACCTGTTACTGATGCTGAATCTTCTTCACCAGGAGTTGGCGTGTCTTCAATCCCAGCAGCATTTCTATCTTCGATACCGTCCTCGCCATCGTAGTCCATACCCTTGAGTTCGTCGGCAGATGGACCACTGCTTCCAGTAAATTCTGGTTCGCTTGGTGTCAGTGGGGAAACTGGATCGGCAACAACAGTAATTTCTGGTGGCGTACCATCTGCAGCAGATGCTGGAGTTGTCACGGAAGCAGTCGTTGTTCCCCTGATGTTTACCGTATCATCGGGTGATTGGTGTGTACCCTTTAGATTTGTCGTGCCTGCATTTAGTGTAGTAACATTCGCTGTTGTAACATCAATTTTGGCAGTATCAATTGGCGAGGAAGCAACAAGTGCTGCCTTCAAGTTAATGTTACCAGACCCTTCTACATTTACTGCGGCGGAAGATTTAACATCAATATTTGAAGTTGCGTCAATTTTAATTCCTGCTTGAGACAGTAGATCGATACTAGTAGCAGAACCAAGGCGCCATGCACCAGAAGTTGCCGAATCAATATCACCGCTTACGTCCATAGAATAATCTCCATCGACGCGAGTGGCAAATGTTCCCTTTACTGCCAGACTGAAATTACCACCAATACTCCAATCAACATTACCGTGAGTGTCAATTGCTGTATTACCACCAACTGTCAAGTTACAATTGTTTGCTACGTAGATATTGCAACTACCACCAACGTGGACGTTTGCCTTACCCTCGATAGTGATAGTTCCATTACGATCGATGACTGTGTATCCATCGCCGACTATCTTACTTACCTGCGAACCATCTGGTCGCATTTCTTGGAACGTGCCAGATCTATGATTTAGAGAAACACGTTCTGCATGTGGAGTATCATCAAATTCTAACGTGTGCCCAGACTCAGACTGGTACGTGTGGTTGTGTGGATATTTTGAAGCGGCGGCTGATGGCGGTTGCGAAACAGTTTCACCTGTTCTACCTGCGATTGTTTTAGAGCGAGTTCTCTCTGCATCATGCTGCCCATGAATTGTTTCTTCTTTTGGTAGAGTCTTTGCACCAGAGTTAGTGCCAACTGCAAGAGAATTAACATCTCCTGCTCCTGCTTGCAGATAATCTTTCTTAGGATATACATTGTTCGGATCTTTGAACCCAACTCTTGGATCAGTATTTACCAATCCTTCGTTTGTTGGTTGATTGGCAATTGTTGGTTTCGCTGCTGCTACTTGCGCTGGTGTTGCCTTTGGTGTTTTCGCAACACCAGAGGTGGATTTTAATCCATCGTCGAGAGCAGACAGAGCAAGACTACCGACATTAAAGAAGTCCAGTGAAGTCTTACCGTCGGAACTTGTCTTGACCATTCCCCTTGCAAATTTAATTGCAGTATCAATTCCCTGTCCGTTTGCAACCGACAGCAATCCAGTAATAACTTCCTTTGGACTATTTGAATCAATAACCTTAGAAGAAAATAAGGATTTAATGTTTCTGTCTAGAAGAGACATCATTGCATTGTTTTGTGCAATCGGATCGTTCAAGAAACCAGAAGAACCACCGCCGAGATTTAGTGACTGTTCCCCAAGAACATTCGTAAGAAGATCATCAGTCTCATCTCTAAAGTCAGTTATCAAACCAAGAACAGTTGTGGCACTATTTTGTAGAGTTTCCGGTGTTCCTGTTACTCTAAATTCATCAAAAGAAACATCAATAGCACGATTCAAAGCAGTTGCGCTCTGTGTTATCTGAGATCCAACGCTCTTAAATGCAACAGAAGATGGTGCTGGTAATCTAGCACCGGAAAGTGCAGAAGAAATATCAGTAACAGTTGATGTTACTGAAGACTGAATACTTTTAGATAACTTATCAACTGATTGAAGGGAGGCAGTAAGTGTAGTAGTTTGATCACCCGAATTGTTAATCTTGTTGTTGATAGAATTGACAGAAGAGTTTATCTGCGTCGTCGATTTTGAGAGTAATGATTCTGCCTTTCCGACTGCGCCAGCAATAGTTTTATTTGCAATTTCTGCGGCGCTACCTGCCTTCGCAACCCAAATTTTCGGATCTGCCATAG